GAGTGTGTCGAATGCATCCCAGCCCTGTTGAACTGTGGTGCCGACCTTTGGTGTTGCATCTTCGCTATCTACATCAAGGAATGATTGCTCATCCTCAACGTAAACGCTTGTATCTGTTGGTTGCGTAATTGGCATTTGTTTCTTTCTTTAGGTAATGAGGCTCGGAATAATTCTGTATCTCTGTACAGGTTTAATTACTACTGGCTCTCGTTGGATATGATTTCTTTCCAGCGCTTTACTAAAGCATCTGTCAAGTCTTCGTGTTGGTTCCACTCGACACGAGCAGAACCTAGCAATCCTCTGCGATTGAATTCATCAATTGCAGATTCAATAAGTGCACGGGTATACACCCGATTTCCACCAGTCTTCTTCCCTCCAAGGGTCTTAGACCGAAGTCGATACGGGGCACGTGGAATATAGCCCTTGCGTTCCCATAGGCGAACAGTAACAATGGTCTTTTCCAATGCCAGTGCTACTGCACCGATTGTGAACACCTCTGTTTCTTTTCCACCTAATGTTTTAATGATTGGGTTTGCATCCCAACCATTACTCTCACCAACTTTACGGCGAGAAACTTTTGGATCTGGTTCACGTCTCTTTTTTTTAGAGCCAGGGACATACTCAAGGTCAGCAAATGCTGCCTCAATCTCATCGTCTCCACGTAAACCAGCCATGATTACTTCTTATTCATAACGAGAGCCCATACAACTTTCTGTGGGTACATCTCATCAATCTCTTCTTCAGTTAACTTACCTTCGTACAAAGCAGCCATCAACGCATCTTCATCTACGACACGAATAGTTTTGTAGAGTTCTTCTTCCATTCCCTTGTCGGAAATCATTTGATCTGCTACACCTTCATCAATCTTACGTGTAACACGGCGCTGTTTGTAAAGACTACGAACGCCTTCAATTTCTTGTGACAGTTCAATAAAGATATTGCCGTTGCTATCTACTTCTCCGTTAGCATCTGCGTGCTCAAAAATATTTTCACGAAGTTTTTTTAGTTCTGATTCAAAGAACTCTACTTGCTTCTTTACGAATATGTATTGACGAGCCTGTGCTTCAAACTCATTGGTCTCATCTTTTTTAACTGGTACTACTCTTGCCATGTTAACCCCCTCAAGGTCTCTGTTTCTGTAGGAACCCTATCAAAGATCCTACGGTTAGGTCAATTCCGCCTTTGGAGTTTATACCTGTCCCATCCATAACGGCATCTGCTACTGCATTTTTTTGTTGGAGCATCTCATGTTGTCGTTCCTCTATGGAGTTTCCAACAATCAAATCTTGAATAATAATACTAGGCCATCGACTTGACGCTCTTTTAATGCGCCCATTTCTTTGTACTGCTAATCCCGCTGACCAGGGAAGGTCGTAGTTTATAAGAAGATTGGCGATAGGGAGATCAACACCGTAACCACCAGCATCACTAGAAGTAAAGACACGGCAATTAGGGTCTGTAAGAAATAATTCTTTACTTGCTTCTTTTTCTTTAGCATTCATATTCCCTGTGTACGTAGTTCCGCCAACAATGTCTTGAATTCTGTGGAGCATACCAACCCACGACGTAAATATAACTACCTTTGCCTCTGGGTCAGTATCTAAATGATCTAAGACATAATCTTTTAATATGTCTAATTTAGGTTGTTTAACGATTCCAGTGAGTAAGTCTCGATCCTTTAGGCTATAGCAGTAGGCGCTACCTGCTCCATCTTGTTTAGAAAACTTTTCTGCGCTGTCATGAAGTAACTCTGGATGATCACAGAGCATACGAAGGGCTGTAATTTTGGACATGATAGATCCACGCATCATGTCTGCTGGACTCCCTGGTTTACTTTCATGACCATAGTGAGCCATCAATGAAAAACCTGGACCAAGTAGTTGTTGTGCTTCAAAAAGTTCGTTACTCAACTCATCAGCAATGTAGTTGTATAGGTATGAAGTCTTCTTATCAAGGTTAATTTGAATAGGGTCACGATGAATTGTGTCTGGAAGATACGGTGCAACATCTGGATCTGTTTGAACTTTACGAACTGATGCACTTTTCATCTTCTCATGAAAGATTGGGAGGTTTCTATAGCGTTGTACTCCACCAAAGTGATTACGAACAATGAAAGTCTGATCAAATAAATCAAAGCGACCAAGTAACTTTGGGTCTACAAACTGCATGATGCTGTAGACCTCTTCGGGGCGACCATTTTCAATAGGTGTTCCCGTCAATGCAAACCGTATAGGTACGTTGGCAGATAATTTTTTTACTGCCTTTGATCTCTTAGACCTAAACCCTTTGATAGCGGTTGCTTCGTCACATATTACAGCGCCCCATTCATAATCTTTAATAAGGTCCCAATCATTTACTACTGTTTCGTAGTTGCAAATAATGTAGTCCGTGTGTTCTTCCCACTCTAGGTCCCTACTCCAACGAACTGCACGAGTGGTCTTAGAGCCATCAATGACTGACGTTCCAGCATCTGAAAACTTCTGTATCTCTTTCTCCCATTGATACTTTAGACTTGATAAGGCAATAACCAATACAGGTTTTGTAATTACACCGTTGTCCTTTAACTGTTCGATAGCGGCAATAGTCATGCACGTCTTACCTAGACCCATCTCATACGCTACAAGCATCTGCTTACGGTCAACCATCTTGGCTACTGCCTCAGGTTGATATGGTTTCAAAATTCCTTTAAAGGTCAATAGGTGTTGGCGCCGTGGCTAGTGACCCACATAACGCACACTCCATGTCTAGCATGTACAAGGAAATTTCTCCCTCTTCAAACATACACTTAACGTTCCATAATGTGGAACCACATATACACACATGTAGGGGCGATTCTTTATCTCGTAGATCCATCATAGATATGCAGCCTTACCTAGTATTGAAGTGCGTGCAGTTTGAAGTCCTCGTTCAATTTCTGTCTCAGTCATGTCTCCAACATCTTTAACATCAATGCCTGTGTAGTTGAAGTAAGAAAGTTCCATGCCGTACTTGCGAGAGAATCCACGCATCTGTTCGTTGGCTGTATGTCCAGCCTTATCATTATCCATTGCAGCAATTACTCTTCTTGCTCTTCGCATAATCTTTGCTTGATCTTCGCTAATAATTGCACCAAAGGTTGAGATTGCGTTGTGACCTAGTCCCGTGAGACGAACTGCATCTAGTGGGGACTCCACAATAATTAAGTCGTGGTTTGAACTCATTATCTGTACACCAAAAACTGTTTTAGATTTTCTTACGCCTGCTGGTTGATTCTTAAAGAAACGACCACGGGCACCCTTCTCTTGCCATCCCCAAAGAACTCCATCATCTGGATCTCTGATTGGAAGAATCCACGCTTCGTTTTTTATATCCCACAGAACACCGTGAACTTTAACTGCTCCTCGTATAAGGAATCTTTTCTTTAATTCAATATCTGGTGGCTCTGTGTAAACAGAAAGTCTAGCCTCTGACATTGGAATTGCATCAGGTTCTGCCTGCACATACTGTGGCAATTCTTTGATGCGTTTCATTAACGAATCAATTGGCATATCTTCTTTGTCGTTTACATATTCACGAGCCTCGTGATAGTCAATCCCTTTGACATCAGATACAAGTGTGTAAACATTTCCTTTGTAACCACACGAAAAACAAATATGTGCACCAGTATCAGAGTTGATCCACCACGACGGATGATTATCTTCTTTGCCTGTGCGTTTTTTGTGCATAGGGCACAAGCCATTGACTTCGGAACCTCGTTGTGCGTAGAGTTGAAGGTCTAAGGAAAGAAGTACTCTTTCAATATTGATCATTGTTTTTGCCAATCAGAACAATACTTGCACTTCAACATCTCATCTTCATCGTGGAAACATCCAGTATCCCAACGCCATGTCAACGCTGTCTCGCTAGGTCCACAAGAACGACTTGCAACAATCTTTAGTAGACGAATGTCCTCGTCTTCTTCTACGGGCTCTAGTCCAAGAATTACGTCGGAGTCTTGAAAGAATGATGATGAGTAACCAATAGAGTCCGCAGTTACTTTACCTGCACGCATTTTCCACAGCAATGTCTGAGTAGTAATAATAATTGGTTTGTTAATTTTTTGAGCAAGTCTTTTAAGTGCACGAGTCACGTTAGTAATAGCCTGTGGAGTATTCATCTCACCACTTACTTCATCTAGCATGAGGTACACACCGTCAACAAATACGATGTCTGGATTAGTCTGAACAATTTTTGCAGCAAGTGCAGAGACTGTAATTCCATTAACTGCATCTACAAGGTGGAAAGACTCTTCGTTTTCCATCTTGTTAAGTTCATCAATGTAACGACTTTCTTCTGCTGGTAACAACTTTCCACGACGCAAACGACCGTGAGAAATGTGTGCACGCATTGCATCGTGACGTTGTTGTTGCTCATGATTGTTCATTTCAAAAGATTGAAACATCGGAACTTTACCAAGTTGATGAACGTTAATAGCCATCTTCAAAGCAATCTGTGACTTACCAGTCTTTGGAGGTGCAATAATTGTAATAAGTTGTCCGCCTTGCAAACCAGCAGTTGCTTCATCAATCTTTGCAAACCCCGTAGGTATTCCTAAGAACTTTTGGTTCTGTAATGCTTGATACTCCTTGTAACGTTCTTCTGTATTCTTAGTTAGATCTATTTCATGAGTGCCCAGTACGCCTTGTTCATTGACTTTGGTAATGGTTGCTTCCATAGCAAGAAGCGCTGCATCATGATCATTGCTTTGTAATTGTTCAACGGCTGACTCAAGACCTTGACGAGTAAGCATACGACGACGGAAATCAACCATCGTGTCAAGTAAGTAATCAACGGAGTCTTGTACATCTAAAACTTTATAGTTTGGGTAGTGGTCTTTAACTGTTACAGCAGTTGGGACTTCGTTGTACTCCCCATAATGCTTACGAACAAATGACCAGACACGTTTGTTATCGTCATCTAAAAACCAAGCGTCAGTAACTCCTCGTTGAAGCGCAGGAATTAAATCCCTGTCACGAATTACTTTACTGACCAGACGATGTTCGTTGTCTGATGCCATTTAATGTCCCCTCTTACAGATTATCTATTTGTACTCCTGCTGACCCGTATCGTGCAACTCGTCCTGGGACATCGATCACACCCCGTAGATTAGCACGGTATGGAAGCCCTGCAACTAACTCATCTACACTCTCATAGAGTTGCCAATAGTTAAATGGATTAACAACTTGACGCTCTAACTTTTCAAATGCTTTTTCAAGTAACTCTTCAGTCCAACCAAACTCTTCAAACCCAGCCAACTCTAAAGAGATGCCGTAGTTGTTTGCAAGTAGCCATAACTTATTTGTTTCCTGCAAATTTATCTTGCCAACCTTATTAACAATTTTTGTAGACAGAAGTTTTTTAGTCTCCTCCTCGACTAACCCAATGACTACATCGGTGACACAGATTACTTGCGGAGAGGAGACGTTTGATATGTCTCCATTTTTCATAGTACCTCGACTTTAGCATACCTCACGACAAAGTCACGAAACTTACTTGGGTCATCGTTAGCGGTGAGTGCTAACTCCTCAGAGACATCGTTGGGAACGAGTATTGAGTAGTGACCTTTGTTGTAACGCATTTTGTTGTTAACGAAGTTAACGTGTTTACACTTAGCGCTCTTGCGCCACACAGGGCAGTTGCAGCGAACTTTTCTTGTTCCAGTATCGACCTCAACCTCAAATATTCCTGCAGCCTGAGATGAGATAAACAGTTGCACTGTACGCCATGGAGACTCCATGCTCATCCCTTTCATTGCGCTGCTCTTAGGTCAGAACCAATGATAGGGACTCGAATGAACGCTTCGTGAGCGAAACTAGCCATCGCTTCTTTGTACTCTGCTTCCCAATTTTCTAGGCGCACATTTGTTGTAACAATTGTTGGTAGGGCTTTGTCATAACGCAACCGCAATATCTCATCAAAAGAAGTGTCGTCATACTTTGAGCCGTACTCTTTACCGAGATCATCAATAACAAGTACACGAACGTTTAGGAAGTCAAGAGTTGATCGACCATGTAGCCCGTCTATCTCTGCAACTAATTTCTTTTTATCGTCAACGTCATTGTCAAATGTTGATTTCTTTTTAGAAAGGAACTCTGGATAGGTCATGTAATACACAGGACGAGAACTTAATCCGTAGTCGCTAGGGCTCATGCCAAGTATCTTTGCTGCCTCTGCATCATTGTCGGGAAGGTTACGAACAAACTCCATTGCAGCAACTACTGCATGTGTCGTCTTACCTATGCCTGGACCGCCATCAAACAAAAGGCCAACACCGTTAGTTCCGATGTTGCCAATTTGTTTTATGACGTGACCGTTAGATGCGTCATTGATCCACGTCGCTACTTCTTCAGGAAAGTTTCCAGAACGATTGATGATGTCCTGTGGCTCTAACCCTAAGAACCGACGTGGGATGTTTGACGTGCGAAGTAGCCAGTGCTTTTTGATTGCTGACAGGCCGTTGATGTCGTACATGATCCCCCAGTTAAATTACTAAGCCTTGAAGGCTACTGCTCCAGCAAATGTTACTGGTTTATTTTTTGCGTCAAGTTTATCTGCTGCAACCATCTTGACACTCTTGCGAGGAGTAAGTGCTTGAACTTGCTCTTTGATCCAACGCTTACCTGCTGATGCGTTTGCCCATGCTGCCATGTTCAATACATCTGCACCATCAACGCCTTCTGTTGTCACTGTAACAACAGCCATCCATGCGCCACCCTTGACGTCGTTCTTGTTAAGTGTCGCTGTAAATGTCTTGCTTACTTTCTTAGCCATTTGCATTCTCCTTTAATCGTTTTTCGTATCGTTCTAATTGTGCACGACCAGATAATGAGTTCTGGAATACACGACCATCGCTGGCGGTGAGTGTGCCCATCTTAACCACAGTATTTACTGGGGCGTTAACTTTGCCAAGTCCGAGGTTCTCTCGTGCTTGATTCATCTTCTTGCCAAATGATGCAAGGTATAACTTATAAAGGTTGGGTGCCTCATCGCCAACGTTCTGGAAGTTCCGCTCATCCGCCATGAATAGACGGAGCAACTCTAGTTCGAGGAGTGCGGTTGTTTCGTACTGCGTTCTGAATTTGCGGAGTGCTCCTGCAAGTTTACCGACGTTAACCGTTCCTGGTAGTAAAGGATATCGGCGCCCGATTTGGTAACTAAACTCAGCAGCCACGTCCATAGCGGTCCACTCATGCTGTACTCGCTTCCCACGGGTCTTTGGATCGGTCTTTCGAACCTTTGCTGCTGGTGCGTCCCGCTCTTCGACAAGCCCAAAGCCTGCCAGATTGTCTCCATCATCCTCCCATTTTCTCATAGGAACCTTTATCTCCTTAGTGAAAACACTTGTGTTTTCAGATTCTTTTAATTTATTACTATCTTGGCTATTAGGTACTAATGGCTTATTGACTATATGGCTATCTGACTTATAGTCATGTGAGGTGCGGTAATTTTCTGCACTT